GTTGAGCCCTTGAGTGTAGTTGCGTCGGGTGCGGCACAACTCCCCCGGACCCTCCCCATCGAGCTCAGGGAAGAGGGTGGTGTTGTTGTCGATGTACTCCATGAGGCGCTCGATATGGAACAGCCCCAAATCCTTGGAGCGGTTCATCAAGGGCTTCATGTCCCCATACGTGGCCGCGGTGCTTTGCTCGGACTCCATGACCGTCACGCCGTTGTTCACGATGCGGACCCGAATGAAGGGCAGGGCCTCCACGAAGGCGAGCTGGACCAGGGCCGGGGCGATGTAGTCCTCCATCAGCGTCTCGTCGTTGCCGGTGATGGTGCCCGCTGAGACCTTGGTCTTGAGGTCGTCGTACAGCGATTGTCCCAAAGCGGGGAGGATGTGCATCTCCTGCGCCATACGGATGTAGGGCTGTAGGATTTCGTCGTCCACAGAACCACCGAGGGCGGTCTCTTTCTTGAGCTTCGCCGGAGAGATGAAGAGAATGAGGTTCGCCATTATCGTGGGGTGGTGAAGTCTTTGGGTTCAAGGAATCCGCGGTTGACCATGTCGCGGGGGCGCTGCGCCACTTGTGGGTCCTGCGGCTTCAGGCGCTCCGCATCGGGTCCCGCGGCGCGGATGATGCGCTGGGCCTCGTTGACGGAGACGCGCTTGTTGTTCTTCTTGAGGTACGTCCGGCGCTGCCAGAAGTGGCGGCACGATCCGCCCCCCTTGTACTTGAGGAGGTCGTAGGTATTGGCTCCGCGCGGTCCCCATCCCGGATTCACGGCACGCCCGGAGGCGGCCACGATGTCTTCCTTGCGGTACACCTTGGAGGCGTTGACCATCTTCCGGCAGAACTCCCGGGACTTGTCGTCCGCGGTAGCTGGGGCGTAGGCGTAGCGGACTTTGATGAGGTCGGTATCGACTTCACTCTTTCCGGCAGGGTTGGAAGAAGGCACCCGCGCAAACGTCCAGAGGGCGTCCAGCTTCTCTTCCTGGGCTTCGTCGTACTCCCGCTCGTCGATAAGTTCGTAGTCGTCGTCTTCGTCCTCTCCCAAGGCGATGAGGAACTCCGCCGCGGCGTCCAATTCCACGGCGCTGAACTTCTGCTCGAGTCCTTCCTTCTCCTGCTCGTCGGTGGTTTGGGCTTTGACCGTGTCCACGTCGATGAAGTCGGCAGGCTTCAGGGTCTTGAAGTAGAAGTCCAGGTCGATGCCATTCACCGCGAAGATGGGCTGAAGGCCATCCAACAGGGTCCGCTGGAAGGGCTTGACGACCGTATTCTGGAAGAGGCTGAAGGCGTCGCGCAGCTCGTCGGCGTTGTTGCCAAACCCACCCCCGTCTCCGCGGATACCAAAGAGGAGAGGCGAGGTGATGCGGTGCCCGGCCAGAATCTTCGTCGTGCACTCCGTGGCGAGGAACTCGTACATCCCGTCGTTGTCGTTCGGGTTGACCGGAGTCAGTTGGGGCGCCGAGTCGCTCCCGTCGTTGAACGAAATAAGCAGGCGCCCGGCGTTACTCGAGCCGCTGAACTTCTCGTTCACGTGCCGCTCGATGGCCCTCCGCTCCTCGTCGCTCGGGATGCCGTTGTTGAACGCCAAAAGCATGGACGGGAAGAGGCCGTTCTTGATGTTGTTCAAGTGGAACGTGGACACCTCACGATCGAGCTCGATGTAATTGGTAGACCCCACATAGTCCGGCAATCCGTAGTAGAAGATGCCGGGGTTGTAGGCTTTGATTTGGTACACGGAAGCCGGCTCGGTGCGGTCCTCCGTATCCCACGCGGGGTACTTGACCGGAGCGTACCGCGGCTCCCGCATCCGGGACCAGTCCGGACTCACGTAGTAGCAGTCGACCTTCCCCTGGGCGTCGGCGATGCCCGTCCGCACCGTATGGGCTGGCAAGAAGCGAAGCTCGGCCACCTCCGTCCTGACGCGGTTCCAAATGACCTGGACGTAGCATTGCCCGTAGAGCTTCAAATCGAAGGACAGCTGCCGCAGGATATCGTCGTCGGAGTTCTCGAAGAGACGCTGGGTCTTCAGCCATTGGTCGGGCTTCTCTTCCCGATCCGTGGCGTCCAAGCCTTCGCCGTAAATCATCTCGGAGACCCCATTCACGACCGCGCTCTGGATGGCGCTGCCGAGGTAGAGGTCCCGCAGGTAGTCCCCGTAGGCGTTGTCGTAGCCATAGTCCACCCAGTCGCGCCCGGTCTTCTCTCGGAAGAGGGGCAGTTCATGGGTCGGAAGCCCAAAGACGTTGAACTCGTGCTTACTCATAGTAGGTGAAGGTTTCGTCGTCGTCGGTGTGGCTGGAGTACGTGGTCTCGGCGTATGCCTCCGTCGTCGTTGTGGCGTTCTCTTGGAGCAACAGACCGGAGTCTTCCTTGGCGAGGTTGGCCCCCGCTTCGGTCAAGAGATACCCAATCTGCTCTCCGCGGGTAAGATACCCCAAACCCTTCTCCAAGATGACGTCCGAGGCGGTGATGTCGCGAACATCAGAAGAGGACGACCGCTCGACGACGCGGTACTGGATGAAGCCCTCCGGCCATCCCGGACCCGTAAGGTCCACAGATGTGTCCCCGGCGCTGTCGGCATCGAAGGTGAAGGTGGTGAAGCGGTCCGTCACCGTGAGGACGCGGGCGTTCACCATTGCGGTCTTGTCGGTGGTGAGGCTCTTGAGCTCCAGCCCCAGGGCCTGAATGGTTGCGCCATACTCGGCCACGTTCGCGGCACCACGCTTTTCCTTGGGCGTGATGTAGATCGTGTTCTCGATGCTCTCGAAGCTGTTCTTGACCACCACTATCATCAAAAGGACATATAAGAAAGGGCCGCCTCTCGGCAGCCCCCTCTACAAACACACGAACGAATAACGGTCCTCAGCCCGTGGTGATGGTCACGTTGGCCGGGGTCGTCAATCCATCGAAAGGATAGACGGCGGTTCCGGCTCCGGCGGTAGCCTCGAGGAGGTAGTACGGCGCAGCCTCCCGACCTGTGAAGGTCAAGGTGTGGCCGGACATCTCATTGCGGGCGGCTCCGCTGGTAAGCGTTCCTCCATTCAGGTCCATGCCGTGGGCAGCACCGAAAAGGAAGAGGTTGTCGTTGTTGTCCAAGACGAAGATTTGGGAGCGGTTCCGGCTGATGAGGCGGAGCTGCTCGGGGTCTTGCTCTTGGTGCTTCTGAAGGACCACGTTGAGGGTCTGCTCGAAAAGAGAAGCTCCCGTGGCGGGGTCCGACTGGACGTTGATGGTGAAGGACGACAAGTCCGGGCGAAGGTCGTACTGGAGTACGGTCATCGCGGGGAGGTCGGTGATCGTGAACGTCTCCCCCGCTGTGGTGGAAACGGTCGCCGAGCCTGCCGTACCGTCACCCGTCCCCGCGGCGGTCACAAGGCCCGCCTCGAAGTCGTCAACGAAGAAAATCTTCGAGAGACCGCCGAGGGCGTCCTTGCAATCCAGCGCGCGACCGAGGGTGATCGTACAAGCCATCTATCAGGCAGTGAATGCGAATCCAACCACGCCGTCCGTAGGAACGGCAACCTGAACGCCAGCGGCGAAGTCCATAGAGACCTTCACGTTGTCGCTGCCGTCGTACTGGTACACCGGGATGAGGCTTGCGCTCTCGTTGCCCGTGTAGGCGTTCGTTCCAACCACGATGTTGTCGGGGTAGGTGAAGGCGATGACGTCAGCCGTGTTCGGGATACCGGCGGTCGGGTAGACGGGGTATCCGAGGTAGGTCACGGTCTTGAGGTCACGGTTGTAACCCATGTCCGTACCCTGTGCGGCGATGGCCTGCTGGAAGAAGGCGTAGGCCTCGTAGCTGATGTAGAAACCGGCGCCCTCCTTGGCGAGGATGCCAGGGGTAGCGGCCACGCCATTGAACACGGCGTTCATGTTGGAGAGGATGTTGCTTGCATCGAAGGCAGCGTCCGTCACGGCCTCGGTGAAGTCAGCCATTGCGGAGTTGTCGATACCTCCCTCGTCAATCACTCCGTCGTTGGACAAGAGGCCCAAGCCCCACACGGATCCAGCGTCTCCGGCCCACATCAGGCTCTCGAGGTTCTCGGCGGTCTTGGCGGCCACGCTTGCGAGCAGGAACTCAGCGAAGTCCGGCGGGATTTGACCGTCGCGGCGCATACGGCCCTGGGCGGCAATGAACGTCGGGAAGATGGTTCCGCGGCAAACGGTCTCCTTGACCATCAAGTCGTTCAGGGTCAACACCTGCTCCGTGAGGTCGAGGTTCGTTCCGGACGTTCCTGCGCACGCGGCGGCTTGGATGGGGTCGGTGATGTTCAAGTTGGAAACAACGGCCTTGTGGACCACGCCTTCGATGAGGCGGGCGCGGTTGTTTGCGATGGTCTCCGCACCGGTGACGGCGGCGGTAACGTACGGCAGGGCCAACTCACCGGCGTAGGTGTTGTCGGTCACCGTGATGTCGAAGTTGTACTTCTGGGACTTCATGAGAAATTGGAAATGATGTTGAACGCACGATCCACCCCCTTGAGGTTGGGGTTGGTCTCTTGCTTGAATTCTTGCTTGGGGAGCACGCGGTCAGGCTGGGCGGCGGGTTCTTCCTCCAGCTTGGACAGACGCTTGTTGATGGCTTCGAGTGCCACGGCCATCTCGTGGGTGAGGTCGGTGAGGGCAGACATCTCTTCCTTGTCCTTCTTCTCCTCCTCCATTTCTTCTTCTTCCTTCTCCTCTTCAGCCGGCGTCATGGCGTCCTTGACGACCTCCACGATTTGCTCGGCGACCTCCTCGGAGATTTGGAACTTGTCGACCAGGGCAGCCTTCACCGCGCTCATCTCGTCCTTCTCCTCCTCTTCTGCGGCCTCGACCTTCTCCTCTTCCTCTTCCATCATCTGCACCTTCGAGTCGGCGTCCACCTTCAGCTCACCGCCGTCGGCGAGTTCGTAGGTGCCAGCCTCGAGGGGTTGGGCTTCGCCGTCCTCGCTCATCACGCGGACGTTTGCGCCGGCGGAGAACTCCTCGGCTTCAGTTGCTACGACCCGGCCATCATTGAGGCGGGCTTCGGCGTAGAGGTCCTGACGCTCCGCATCGACTACGGAACGGACGGCCTCCTTGAGTTTTTCAATAACGGACATGGGTCGAGTTTTCAATGCGGGATATATCGCGTTTTCATTCGTTTGCCAAGAGGGGGTCGAGGGCCTCGTGGGTCTTGCAGGGCATGTACAGGACCCGGTTGTTGATCGTGTGCTTGTGGTGTCCCTCACACCCCAAAGCCTCGGCCATGAGATTGGCCTCCAATGCTGTCTCAAAGAGGGGCTTCCCGTCGAGGTATGCAGCAGGCTCGAGCACTTCGCGCAGAGCCTCGGCGATGGTGTCCACCGTGACGTCCTCCATCTTGATGAGCTTGTCGATGAAGTACCCCTCGATGGAGAACCCCCGGTACTTCTTGTCCTTGACGTCCATCCAGACGTCGGAGTTGTGGACCTTCACCGAGACCATCCAAGTCCCGACCGGGACGTTGAACCCGTAGACGGCGGCCTTGTCCTTGTCCTTGTCGGCTACAATCCAAGACTCGAAGATGGACAGCCCGTCAACCTTGGACTGGTGCTCGACGGTGTACTCGTCGTTGCGCTTCTGCTTCATGAACAGCTCCGCAGCCTTGGCCACGGTCTCCTTGGAGAAGTACACCTCGAACTCTTCCTCCTTCTCATCGTCCCACCGCGGGATCATCTTCTCCGGAATCAAGGCCGGGCCGATGAGCATCTGCCGGTCTTCGTCGATTTTGGCGAGGGTCAACTTCTGCTCCTTGTTGAAGTACACGAAGTTCTCCTCGATGGCGGGGAACTTGACCAGGGAGATGGCCTCCACGCCGAAGTCCTCCTGCTCCTCGTCAATCAAAAGCTCCACGGTTCTCATAGCGTCGTTTGGATTTGTAGCTCTCTATCGAGGGCCTGTTTGTTGCTAATCTCGTTCGACACTACATATGCCCGAACGGGTTCCGGTGTGGGTTGTCCGGCGGTAGGGACAAGGGTACCCACGTCCACGCCTACGGATTGGGTGCCCCCACCGGCAACGCCTCCCCCTGTGGCTCCGCCCGCGCTGGCTCCTCCACCGAATTGGGTGGACTTGATGGCGGCGACCTTAGCCAGACCCGCAGCCACGGCGATACCTGCGGCCACTTGTGCGCGGATGGGCGCGTCCGGGGTGAGCAGGGTCATCTGTGAGGCGTATGCCTTCTGCGCGGCTTGGTATGTGCTCACCAAGGTCTCGGCGATGCTGATGGCCTTGTTGCGCTTGAACGCCTTCCGCTGTCCTTCCTCGGTGTCCTTCTCGAACGCCTTGGAGAGGTTGCTCAAGATGCCGAAGGTGGAACTGATGGCCGTCTCCCGCAGGGCGGCAATGGCGTCTTGATGCTGTTGTTCACGCTCCTGGTCTGCTTCGTCCTGCTCTTTTTTGGCAGCTGCTTCCTTCTGCCTGGCTTCTTCGGCTTTGGCTGCGTCCTCCATTCGGAAGCGGTCCCGCATGGCGGCCAACTCCTCCTCCCTCTGCTGCTCGATTTGGGCGACCAATTCGGCGTTCTCTCCTGCCTTGTCGAGCTGGGCATTGTAGAAGTCTTCGAGGGCGAGGATTTCCTTGGTCCGTGCGTCGAGGCTCTGCCGGTCCCGTGCGTCGAGGGCGTCCGCTACTTCCTGCTCCGCTTTGAGGATGGCGGCGGCGGCTTCCTCTTCTGCCTTCCGCTTCTCGGCTGCGGCGTCTGCGATGCGCTTGGCTTCCGCTTCCGCTTCTGCCGCGGCTTGGTTGCGGATGGTGTTCAGCTTGTTGTTGAGCGTAGTCTGAAGCTCCACCGACTCCGTGCGGATATTGATGAGGTTGGCCTCGAGCTCTGCGAGCCTGTCGAGGTCTTCGTCGGAGGTGTCCGACATAGCCGCCTTCTCTTGGGCGATGCGCAGCTCCTCCGC